CAAACAATCGGTGGATCATCACCAACTTTTACTTTCAGCATCAACTTAATTGGTGTCAAAAAGTACGGCTAAATAAGTAGCCCTCAAGCGAGGGCTTTTTTTTCTCATGGCTTTTACAGAAGATATAGATACTTTCTTTGGAGATTTTTCTGAAAGTGTATTCTATGACAATGCTACATATAAAGGAATCTTAGAACAGCCTGACGAGATTGTTGCTGATGATCGTGTGTTAACTACTGATTATCAGTTAACAGTTAAGACAAGTGATCTTGGTTCGTTAGCATATGATACAGAAGTAGAAGTTAGTGACGTTAAATACAAGGTTAGAAGTTCCAGAAAAATAGATGATGGTACTTTATCTGTGATTTCACTAATGAAGGTTTAAGATGGCTAGTAAAAGGGAACAAATATTAGCAAAAATCAAAACAAACCTTACAGGTACAACAGGTGTAGGAACTCGCATATATAGAAGTAGGGTTGAGCCAATGACAAGGGCTGAATCTCCTTCTTTAGTTGTCGAGTTTGTAACAGATGAACCTACGATTAATAGTGCAACTTATTTAAAAATAGATTGGACATTAAGAGTAAGAATAGTTGTTATTGTTAGATCACAAACTCCTGATACTACAGCCGATGCAACAGTTGAAAGCTTACATACCAAAGTTGTTACTGATCCAACTTTAGGAGGACTTGCGATTGATGTAAGACCATCAACAGTAACTTTCGATGTTATAGAGGCAGATCAACCAGCAGGGATAATATCTTGCGATTATGAGGTCGATTACAGGAGTAGTTATAACGATTTATCAACATGATCTATTATGTAATTGCAACCCTAACAACCCTGATTTAGTAATATGGAAAATGAAATCCCAACTGAGGGCGGTACTTACATACTGAACCCTAAAACTGGCAAAGCAAAGCTAGTACAACAAACTTCACAAGCTGAACCCCCTACTGAGGTAACTAAAGATGGCACAACTGACAAGGAAAAGAGTAATTCTCGTTGAAGCGGAAAGCACATATGGAACAGGCCCAAGCATGGCTGCTTCTACTGTTGTTTTAGTTAGAGATCTAAGTATCACACCACAATCAAGTGATGTAGTGAACAGAGATGTTGTAAGACCTTTTCTAGGGGCATCTGAGCAGCTACTAGCAAACACTAAGGTTGAATGTACATTCTCAGTTGAGCTTGCTGGTTCTGGAACGGCTGGAACTGCACCTCGATATGGAGATGCTCTTAAAGCCTGTGGATTTTCTGAGACAATAGCTTCAAATACATCTGTTACTTATGCACCTGTTTCAAGTAGTTTTTCATCTATAACAATTCACTACAACGTGGATGGTGTAAGACATATTGTTACTGGTTGTCGAGGAAATTTTGTTATCAATGCTGCTGTAGGCGAAATTCCTTCGATTGATTTCTCTTTTACCGGAATCTATAATGCTCCAACTGATGCAGCATTACCTACTACTACTTATGGAAATCAGGCAACACCATTAATATTTAAAAACGGTAATACTACAAGTTTTCAGCTATTATCCTACGCTGGTGCTTTGATGAATTTCTCTATGGATGTTTCAAATACATTAGTGTACAGAGAACTCGTAGGAGGTAGTAAAGAAGTCTTACTTACTGACAGAGCAGCTAGTGGCAATGTCACCATAGAAGCACCTACTATTGCTCAAAAAGATTTCTTTACCGCAGCATTAACAGATTCTTCATTAGGAAATCTAACGATTACTCATGGAACTGCTGCTGGTAACATTGTCAGATTTACAAGTACTAAAGTAGATATTGGGGATGTTAATTATGGAGAAGCTGATGGAGTAACTATGTTAGAGATTCCATACACACTTGTTCCAAGTGCAGCTAATGATGAGATGGTCTTAGTCTTTACTTAGTAAGTATTGACTACTGAGGTAGAGTAGAGAAGTATATATTTTAATTTATGGCATTTGTAAGAAAGAAAACTAAGGTTTATCCTTGGCCTATAACTGTTAGTAAACCTAGTGAAGAAAGGACAGGCGAGTTTGATGAAACTACTTTTACTGGCAAGTTTAAACGTTTATCAAGAAAAGAACTTAATCAGTTTGAAGGCTTAAATGAGTTTGAAGCACTTAAAAAAGTATTAGTCGGATGGAGTGATATTAACGAGGAGGATGGGACACCTGTTGAGTTTTCAGAAAAAGTTTTAAAAGAATTTTCAGAAGATCTTGATTTCGTAGCTGCTGTGTTAGATGGTTTTAAGAAATTCTATGCTAATGCACAAGTGGGAAACTAATTGATGCTGCTAAATACTGGGCTTCGAGTGGCAAACAAGTTATAGATGAAACTCAGCAAGATGCTGCTGCGCTGGGTGTAAAAATCGAGAAGCAACCAGAAGAAAAGAAAGACTTTGAGGTTCTCGAAGAAAATTGGGATATTGTAAATATGTTCTTACGTTGTCAGACACAATGGAACACATCCTTTGGGGGTATAGTAGGATTGAAATACGAGGTATTATTACTTGATGGAGGACTGTTTGACCTTTATCATGTGGATAACCGCAAAGAAATGTTGGAAGGTTTACAACTAATGGAACAAGTTGTTCTGACAGAATTTAATAAGGAGAAGAAATAGTGGCTAAATCTGTCAATATAGAAGAAATACGAGTAAAGGTTGAAGGTGTAGCAAAATTAGGGAAGCTGTCCTCAACATTTGGCAAGTTAAATAAAAATATTGGATTAACTCCAGTAGAACTTAATAAAGCAATCAAATCAATAACTGCTTATGACAGAAGAGGAGAACGAAGTGTAAATACTTTTAATAGGCAGATAGCGGCTCTAAAACAATTAAGAGAGAATGTTGGAATTGGGAGTGCAGCCTACAATAAACTTGGGAAAGAGATAGATAATTTATCGGCTAAGTACGATGAGTTAATGGGTAAGCAACAGAAATCAGGTGGATTCTTTAAAGATTTAAGGGCTGGAGCAAAGGTAGGGGGTAAGACTGCTTTAGGTGCTTCTATAGGTAGATTTTTGCCTGCTGGCGCACAGGCTGGAGCAGCAGCCGGTGCTGGAATTGGTCTTACCGTAGATGCTGGTATGGCTATAGCAAAATATGCTGCTAGTGCTGCTGAATATTCAGCACAAATACAAAAGTTAGAGATTGCACTTAGAGGTGTAACTAAGAGTGATGATGATTTTCAATATGGTCTTGAAGTAATCCGTAAAACCTCTTTAGAACTTAATGTTCCTCTTGCAGCTTCTACTAAACAGTTCACTCAGTTAGCAGCTTCCGTTCTAGGTGCTGGAGGCACTATAGAACAAGCAGAAACAGTATTTGTTGGTGTAGCAGCAGCTATTAAGGCAACTGGTGGTAATGCTGAAGATGTATCGTCAGCTATTAGAGCTATGACGCAGATCTTTGGTAAAGGTAAGGTGTCGGCAGAAGAATTACAAGGCCAACTCGGCGAACGCTTGGCTGGGGCCGTAGTTAAATTTGCTGAAGCAAATGGTAGTAGTTTGCAACAATTACAGAAAGACTTGAGGGATGGAACTGTTGGTTTAGATCAAGTTATAAAATTTGCTGAAAAATTAAATTTAGATTTTAAAGATATTGCACTTGAGATCGCTGATTCATCTGCTGATGCAGGCGAAAGATTAAGAGTTATATCGACTATATTTAAGAGAGAAATTGGAGATGCAGTTCAACCTATTGGTGCTGCTTTCCAACATAGTTTTGCCGAGATGACCAAAGGAATATTGGAATGTGAAGGAGCAATGCTTGTTCTAAAAGGCACTCTTAGAATAATAGGTAGTTTCTTATTTGCGACTATTGAACTCGTAAGATTTTTAACAAGGACATTGGTCGATATGGGAAAAATTATGTGGTATATAGTAACTCTCCAATGGGACAAGGTAGGTGATGTTATAAATAAGGGACTTGAGGATACATCAGAACAGGCATTGAAAAACTGGAAAAGGCTGAAGGGTATGTATACAGATCCTCCTACAGGTGAAGGTGGTGAAGGTGGTGAAGGTGGTGAAAGTGATTGGGATGTAGGTGGTGAAGGAGCAAGCTCACCTTTAAAACAATTTGCTCAGTCGGCTTTTGATATAGCAAAACAAACGGAAGAAATATTTGTTAAAGCTTTCAAAGGTATGGAAGATGCACTCGTTAAGTTTGTAGAAACAGGTAAATTAAACTTTAAAGATTTAGCAAAATCTATTATGTCAGACCTGACAAGAATGTTTATTAGATACCAAATAGTTAAACCGCTTTTTAAAGCAATATTTCCAAATATTAAACTTGAAAATGCAAAAGGTAATGTATTTAATGACGGCAATTTAGTCCCAAGTGCTAAAGGTAACGTGTTTGCAAGTAATAAAATTGTTCCTTTTGCCTATGGAGGCATCGTTAGAAAACCCACCCTTTTCCCTTTTAAAGATGGAACTGGCTTGATGGGAGAAGCTGGCCCAGAAGCAATCATGCCGTTGAAACGTGGTGCTAATGGTAAATTAGGTGTGCAAGCGTCAGGAGGTGTTGGTAATGTGGTTGTAAATGTTGACGCATCAGGTTCTAATGTAACTGGAGATGAGCAGCAATCAGCAGAACTTGGGAAGCTCTTAGGTGCTGCTGTTCAAGAAGAACTTATGAAACAAAAAAGACCGGGAGGCTTATTGTCTTAATTCATGGCAAATTTCAACACTACAGTTAACATAAATCCTGATTACGGATTACAAAAAAAATCAAAGCCAAAAAGACGCACCGTAAAATTTCAAGACGGCTACGAGCATCGTATATTGTTTGGAGTAGCTGCACACCAAAACCCTAAAATTTATAATTTAAAATTTGAGAATTTAACAGAAACACAAAGCGATACAATAGAAAGTTTTTTAGATGCCCGTGCTGAAGATAGTGCCAGTTTTGACTTTACACCTCCTAATGATACGCAAGGTAAATATGTTTGTGATGAATGGTCAAAGGCAATACCTTATCCTAATAGAGCAACAATAAATGTTGTCTTTAGGCAAGTATTTGAACCATGAGTACTACAAAAATATTTGATGAATTGCAGAAAACAAATCCTTCTGCAATTATCGAATTATTTACATTACAGTTATCGACTGCATTGCATGGGGCAAGCACAATATATAGATTTCATTCTGGAAGTAATTTAAACGCAAACGGACAAATTGTATGGGCTGGTAATAGTTATCTGCGTTTTCCTATAACAGCATCAGGTTTTGCTTTTCAGAGAGGTCAGTTACCAAGGCCAAAGATAACTATTAGTAATGCTTTGGGTACAATATCTGCAATACTTAATGATGTGAATCTAATAACTGCTGGTAATGATTTAACAGGATCAAAAGTTACGAGAATACAGACTATGGTTAAATTTATAGACGCTGTAAATTTTTCTGGGAATACAAATTCAACTGCTGATCCTAATGCCGAATTTAAAAGAGAAGTTTACAATATAGATAGAAAATCAGTAGAGAACAGAGATATCGTAGAATTTGAATTAGCTCAAGTCTGGGATTTGGCTGGAGTTCGTGCGCCTAAAAGACAATGTGTTCGTTCTATTTTCCCTGCTGTAGGTACTTTTAATTAATGAATTGGAAAGATAAAGCTCTAGATCATGCAAAAGATCAGGAACCGAAAGAATCTTGCGGTTTACTTTTAAATATTCGTGGTAAAGAAAAATATTATCCTTGTGGTAATTTATCTATGACTGATTATCAATGTTTTATCCTTGACCCGGAAGATTATGTAAAAGCAGATAATTTAGGGGAAATAATAGGTATAGTACATAGTCATCCAACAACCCCACCAATTCCAAGTCAGGCAGATCGTATAAGTTGTGAACATAGTAAGTTGCCTTGGTATATAGTTAATCCAAAAACAGAGGAATGGGGAGAGTGTTTACCAGAAGGTTATATACCCGAACTATGTGGCAGACCTTGGGTTTGGGGTGTTACTGATTGTTGGTCATTAGTTCGTGATTGGTATAAACAAGAGAAAAATATAGAATTAAGAGATTGGGATAGACCTGTAACTCCAGAAGAATTTATAAAAAATCCTATGTTTGAAAGTTGTGCATGGAAAACTGGTTTTAGAGAATTAGAACATAATGAAGCCTTAAAAAATGGAGATTTATTGTTTATGTCTATTGGCTCAACTGGATTAAATCATGTAGCTATTTTCCTAAATGGTATGGTTTTACATCATTTAACAGATAGACTATCTTGTAAAGAGCCTTACTCTGAATGGTTGCTAAAATGTACAGGTAAGAGGTTACGTTATGCTCACGAAAGTTAAGCTTTATGGAGATCTAGCCGAATTTGTCGGTCATAAAGAATTAGAAGCTGTTATAAATTCTACTGCTGACGCAGTTAAATTTCTTATTTGCAATTTTCCAAAAGTTGAATCATATATGGCTAATAGATATTACAAGGTTCTAGTTAACAACACACCATTAACAAAAGAGGAGATACATGATCCAGTAGGGATGTCAGATGTAAGTATCGTACCTGTAATATATGGTGCTGGTGGTGATAGTATGAGAAACATTTTAATAGGTGTTGCTTTGATTGGAATAGCAGTAGCAACAGGCGGTACGGGTTTGC